ACACAAGTACATCATAAATGCGGAAGGATTGAAAGTTTATTAAACGATACTACTTACTGGCTTGCAGTCTGTCATTCCTGCCATACCTGGATAGAGCTAAATCCGGTTAAGGCTAAAGAACTAGGATTGTCTCTTTCAAGATTGTCAAAGGCTTCTTAGCTATGCTTATAAACTTGAGCGATATTTAACATATTCATAGAGTAGATGAAATTTATTCATACTGCTCATAAAAAGACACTTTCTCCGTTTGGAGGGTTTTGATTAGGGTGTTTGTTTGTTTTTTTGATTACGAAAGGGTGGCCTCATGCTGCCCTTTTCTATTTCCCACTAATTGCGTAACAATAAATCCTAAGTTGCTTCATTACAGCCAGTTTCTTCTTTAGCCCTCTTGCTATTGGGTAAATTTGTGGTATTGAAACCAACACAAATAATTACGTATGCGTGAAAAATTATTGGCAAAACTGAAGGCTCAGTACCCAGGGTTGCCTAATGAATTACTGGGACTTCTTGCAGACTGTGGTGTCGCAAAGGTAACAGAAGAATCACAGATCGAGGGCTATGTGACAGAACTCGAAAGCCTTCCGATTGCGGTTGCTGACTTACTTCAGAGGCACGGAGATAAGCGTGTTACCGATGCCGAGAAAAAATGGAAAGAGGAATCTAAGAAACCTGAAGAGAAGAAAGTGGAAGAAGCCAAGAAGCCGGAAGATGATTTAAAAGCATTCTTTCTTGAAAAATTTACCGAACTGGATGCAAAAATTAATGGAGTTACCGCTCAGAAGAAAGCAGAATCTGCAAAAGAGAAGCTTGAAAAAGTTCTGGCAGAAAAGGGTATTCCATCGGTATTTGCACTAGGGCGAACAGTTGAAAAAGAAGAGGATGTTGATGCACTAGTGGCACAGATAGAACCTGCCTATGCAGCCTACAAACAGGAGCAAATAGATAAGGGGCTAATGACTGCTACAGCGCCAGCCGGAGGCGATAAAGGAGCCGGCAAACAGGCGTCTAAGGAAGAGATAGCCGAGATAATGAGTCAAATGTAATTAACCAAAACAATGTACGCAGATTTAAATTCTAGCCCTACTACAGTTGACACTGGTAAGGATTCAGTTGTCATAGTTGATCGTTTCGCGACGATTAGAGGCGGTCGTACTCTTGATGTTAGTGGGTTCGCGCCTGATGTTATCAACGCGGGCCATCCCATCATAGTAGAAACCGCTACAGGAGTACACAAGCCAATGCCTGTAAATGGCGGGGCTACAGCTTATGCAGCTTTGCCCGACGGTCACACATATGCAGGAATTTTGGATGGGTCTATCCTGAAATCTAAACCGTTCGCAGGAATACTTACACAAGGAACAGTTAACCCAGTCGCAGCACCTTATGACTTTGCTACAATACTAGCAGCAGTAAAGGCCGCTTTACCTTTAATTGACTTCAGAGCAGATTAATCATGGATTATAAAAAGTATATAAGCGACAAGCAACAGTTTTCCGGTGTTATCTTGTCAACGGTTGAAACCTTAAATGGATCAGCTTCAGCCCCTTCTCCATATCTCCATAGGAGAATGTTACGAAAGGTGTTTTCGCCTTCAGGAAAGTGGGAATCTATAAGTATTGCCAATACTCAGGTGATGGCAGATATCGTGGCTATGAACTCTTCTCTGCCGTTGAAAAGAAGGGATTCTCTTGCGGTTGCCAGCGGGTCAATCCCTAAAATGGGGGTTGAATTTGCCCTTGACGAACAGCAGCTAACTGATATTGACTACATGATTACCACCGGCATACCAGATACTAGAATTTCGGCGTTGCTGCTTGCTGACACTAGGAAGGCTCTTAACGCAATTTACGAGCGAAATGAGAACATCTTTCTTAAGGGATTATCTTCCGGGATAGCTCTTGTGGATGATGTAGAGAATGTTGGGACGGGTATCAGGCTAGATTATGGCTACCTTGATGCTAATAAATTTGGGGTAGAGGTTCTTTGGAGCGATATTTCAAGTAAACCCTTTGACGATATCGAACGAGTGTTAACTAAAGCTACATCTGATGGCAATGTCATCACAAAGGTTATGCTTGATAGGACAACCTTCAACAACCTGGCTAAGACGACACAGGCTAAAGAATTGTTTGCCTTTAGTCAGAGCTTTGTGGGAGTTAACATACCTGCCCCTTCTTTAGGGCAATTAAATATGTTTACTTCCGATAGATACGGATTTGTATTTGAGATTGTTGAACGGTCGTTCCGTTACGAAAAGAACGGGAATCAGACACCTGTTAAGCCGTGGGCAGAGGGATCTGTAGTGTTCTTAACGCAGGATGAAGTAGGAAGTCTTACATATGCTGCTCTTGCAGAAGCTAACCCGGCTCACCAGGTAGCAGGCGTGAACTACCAGCTTGTGGACGATATCATTTTGTTATCGAAATGGGGCCAGAATAAGCCATACCTAGCGGAGTTTACTAGCGCTCAGGCAAGGGTTGTGCCTGTAATCAACAATGTTAACGAAATCTATTTGATAGATACTAAAACAGTTGAAGCATAACAATGGGGAGAGGTAAAGCCGAAAAAGTAGAGGGAGTTTCAGAAGCTCCTTCTACTAGCAATGAGGGTAAAACCTATGTTGCTGCTCAGAACTTCAGAGACACTACTATCCGTGACAAGTATATCGTGTATAAGGAAGGTGAGGTAGTTCATTTCGAGGGTAAAAGGCTGGCTGAACTGATCGAAAAGGGAGTAGTAAAAGAAGTAACTGCTTAACAACTCGTAATGACAAACATAGAAGCACTGAGAGCCACTGTAGCGCCTTACGAGGCAGATACTACAACACTTACTAAAGGTCTGTTAGATGCCGGTTTAGACGCAGATGCTACCTACGGAGATGAAAAGAAGATTGATCTGGTAGCAATAAAGATTCTGCAAAAAGCAATGATGTTGACCGGAGAAAGCGAAGGAGGATATAGTAAGTCGTTTAGCAGAGATGGCGTTAAATCGGTGCTTCTTATGCTTTGTCATAAACACGGCGTCAGTGTAGAAGGTCTTGGAGGAACAATAAAAGCTGTTCGATTATGGTAAGGTTCCCCCAGGTAATAAGATACAAGACAGTAACGCAAGGCGAAGCTTATCAAAACGCTGATGGGGATTGGGTTGCCGGAGATATTGTAGAGACGGAAGTAAGTGCTGAATGCCGGATAGAACCAAACGGGAAGGGAGATAGAACGCCTAATCAAGATGGAGTACTAGTAGAGTACGGATTCACAGTGTATATGCCTGGGGATGTGGTAGCAATACCATTTGGACAGTATGTAGAGGTGTTTGAAGGGCTGAATATAGTGGCTAAAGGGGAGTGTAAAAGGTTTCACAGGTTTCAGCGTAATTGTCAGGCTTGGGTATGAAAGGCGGGTTTGTTCCTAAGTTTAAGGTTTCGGATATCGTTAGGGAAGTTGAGACGAAGAAGAAGAGAATTGATGATGCCATATATCTAAGGCTTAGAAGAATAGGCTTACAATTCGTTAGAGATGCCAGGATAAACGCTGACTTTACCGATAGGACAGGAAATCTTAGGAGCTCAATCGGCTTTGTTATCGCTTATAACGGTGATATCAGACATACTGACTTTGATAAGGCTCCTAAAGGAGATTCTGACAAGGAGGAAGGCGTAAGAAACGCAAGGCAGTTCGCTGAGGATATCGCGGGAGATTATAGCAAAGGGTGGGTACTTATAGTGGTGGCAGGGATGGAATATGCAGCAGCCGTTGAAAGCAGAGGGAAAGACGTAATAACCGGAAGTTCCATAAAGGCTGGTAGTTCGCTAAAGAAGACGGTAAAGGAACTTGAAGCAAAGATAAACGGTAAATGAAGTCAGCATTAGAAATAGTAGATATCCTGGTAAAGAAGCTTAATGATAGTCCTGCGAGACCACTGGTAACCGGATCAATATCAAAGTTTGAAAGGCCTTACAACTCCAGTAAGATTGACATAGTGGTAAACTCACTGGTTACGGGTGGAGAGGTTATAGCTAACGGAGTTTTCAATGTAAATATTCACGTTCCTAATATACGAGAGACTATAGATCCTCAAACAGTAATCACTACGCTACCTGACACTACAAAGCTTAAGAAACTTACAAGGCTTTGTATTGACGCTCTTACTGACGTTTGGGGCGATGACTACAACTACACAGTAGAAGAAGACAGAGGCGTGTTTGTCGAGGAAAAGAGCAGTTACAACAATTTAAGAATAGAGTTTAATTCACTTAATAATTATTAAAAGACATG